GCTGCAATCATATTATCCGGTCGCTCTATGTACCAATTCATGGATATGTGGACTTTTTCAACATCCGTCAAACTTTTGTCCTCATGTAACAAAAAAAACGATATCCAATCCTTAAAATTTGTGAAAATAGGATATTTTTTACCGCAAACCTCTACACTGTCCGGCAGAGCGTCCGTTAAGATGTTATACCATATCTCCTGGGGCATATCGCTGCACCGCCTCAACTAGTCTTAATTTTGCAGCAACTCGCTGCTCAAACATCGCTTTGAGCAACTGCATAAATGTTTTTTCGTACTCTCGGCGATTGTCGGGAGCATCTGCAAAAACGGCGTCTGCTGTACCGTCACCAAACAGCACATCAAAAAACACCCGAAACGATTTGCAATACTGCCGGATGCCATCCGCATCGTCTTTGATTGGTTGGTTAGGGATAGCAGCAGCAGCGGTGGCATACCGCTGCATAAACGCTGCATCCTCTGCATCAACGTGTAAAGCAACCCCGTTTATAGCTACTGTATACATGTCTTGCATTGGTTACGCTCCTTTTACTTTTCAGCGTTTACAATGGTTGCGTTTTCGAAATCCGCATCCAACGTGACCTTAACCGCTTTTTTTGCTCCTCTGGACTTAAAATCGCCGGAATATGTCATGCAGTCAGTCGTGTCACCGTTGCTGGACGGCACGATTGCATAGGCTCTCAATGTTGCCTCATACTGTCCGCCGGATGTGTTGGACGTCATATCCACAAGCAAGATGTTGCGGACTGCGTCCGTTCCGGTCAGTTCGTTTTCCGTGATTTTCACGATTTCGCTCAATGCCGGCTGCCCGATATACTGGTCAAAATTGTAGTTGATGCTTTCGGAATAGCCTGTAACATCGGTTCGCTCTGTATCTTCGTCTACATACTGCCGGGCGAATTCCTTCGCATTGGCGTTAAATGTCTGTGTTGTAAAGCCTTCCAAACGGCAATAGCTGGACGTGCTCCCAGTCTTAACTTCCATAAATGCCAGCTTTTCAGACCGCTTTTTAAGCTTTAAGCTATCAATACCTTTACCCATTTTTTAGATACCTCCATGACTCCAAATATGTCAACCGCATCTCAATTTGATAGCGTGCGGTTGTTTCTGTGACATCGATGGCGTAACCGCCCGATGTCAACTCAATCGACCGGACGGGGCGGAACTCGCCCAAATCCGGATAAATTCCTGCATCGTCATTGCGTCCAATCCAGTCCGCAAAATCCTCATAAAATGCAGAATTTTGAATGCCCTGCACCACATCCCGTCCATACGCCTCCCGACTGCTGAACGCAAACTGAAACTGCTTAATTTTAGAGCCGTCCACGTATTTTTGTAACACTGGTGCACAGGGAAGCACGTCAATGCTATACTCAATTGCATCCGCTCCAATGCGGTCAACGCCTAAAATCCGGCCGTCTTTTAGCAAAGGACAGGATGCAATGTAGTTGCGTACCGCCTCAATGATTGACAAATTATCCACCTCCACCATTTAGCTTTTTTTGTGCCCCTCGCATGATACTTTCTCCGTGGGCGGTCATTGCCCGTTTTACCCAGTATCTGCCACGCTTGCCCGTTGATAGTCCTTTGTAGTACTGTTTACGTGCATACGGTGCAAGCCATCGGATGCGACCACTGCCGACCTTTGTGCCTAAAATGCCCGAACCACGCAACATCCCCGTTTTAAATGGGATATACGGGTCACATTTCCGCAGAATCTTGCTATCCACGTACTTTTGCACAGGTTGCAGCCGCTTTTGTAGCTGCTGTGTCTGCGGCATAGTGATTTTAAACGTCAAACTCATCCTGCAGTCACCTCGATGTGCTGCACGTCCGCAGAGCCGTAGCGGTAATCTTCTACCATCATCACTCTTTTTGCAGCTTCGGGTGGTGCTGCATTCTCGCAGCGACCACAGACAAGCAAATCGTCCCGTTTTGGCAGATAGTCAGACAAGGAAGCGGCAGGAATTACGCAAAATACCGTGTCTTGCTGCTGCATTGCCGTGCCGGATTGTGTTTGACCGGCTGCATCTTCCCAATAAATGGACGGGATAAAATGCCGGATATAAGTTTCCATGCGGTTTGCTCCGGCTGTCCGCTCGTAGACAGTACAACCAATTTTATTTACATACAATCCTCGTTGCACCCCCTGTATAGTAGTCCTGTACGCCCCAGATACTGCACGCAAATGCGATATAGATAACTTTGCAAGCCTGCCGTGTTGCCATTCAGAAGAGCGGCTGCAACGTCTGCTGGTGCTCTGTAACTAACGCTATATTTACTGATGGTTTCGGCGGTTTTTTTGCCCTTGCTGCCTGCAAGCATTCCGTTTTTTGCGTCCAGGAATAACGTCCATGCTTCAGATAAAGCACAGCAGCAATTTTTCACTTGCTCGGTGTACGCATCTGGGATACCGTTTTGCAGCCGCCCAAACGTGATGCTGTCTATGTACTCCGATGCACGGGCGGCAGCCGTGCGAAATGCTGCCGCATCCGTGATGGATGTACCACAGTAAAAATCTTGATAATAGGGGAAATCTGCATAAATCATGCCTTTTCTTGCTCCGTTTCTGGCTTTTTCACCGGTTTTGGTTTTTGCTTTTTCTGTGGTTTCATGCCGATGGTCTTCATTTCATCCACTCCCTCAGGCGGTCTTATAGGAGCAATAAATGCCCTTTGCGTGATTGTCAAGCACATCAGTTAAGCCGTATGTCCGGTAATAAAACGCCCATGCATCCATAGACTGGTTGACTTCCGGAGCGATAATCTTAGAAACTACGTGCTTCTGCACCTGCAAGACTGCCGCCTTGTCGATAATCATAAAGTTAATATCGCTTGCACCGGTCGTCTTTTTGAAACCGCCTGCCTTTTCGCTGGCAGATTTGCCGTCCAGTGTGTCAATTGCCGTATAGAATCGGCTCTGCGGTACGGTCACGATGCTTGCAAACCGTTCCATCATTGCCTTGGACTTGTATGTATCCATTGCGTTAATCATCTGTAGCAAGGTCGGTGTTACAAACAAATACCGGCCCGTTTCGGTGACTTCTGCTTCGTCGAGGGCGATGTTTGCGGTCATGATAGCGTCGGTGATGTCCGTCACGGTCGCAAAGGTTTCCTGCTTCTTCTGGATTCCGGTTGTGCCTGCATACTGTGCAAACCGCATTGCATCCATTTCCGGTACAACCTTTGTTCGCATAAATTCGGCAGACAGCAGACCAAACGCCAGTGCAATAGATTCTTCATCGTCCATCGCATCGACTGCAAACTTTCTGCCACGGTCGTAGTTTGGCTTTTTGGTTTCCCATTCCAACTTGACATCTCCAGCAGCGTAGCCCTCTGTGCGGCTGTAATCGCCCAATCCGTCCATGTCATACTTCGGAATCTTAAATTCCCCGGTGTCCTTTGTCATTGTGACAATGTCACTGCCGCTGTCCAGCACCATGGTCTTAGAGGACTGTTTGTAGACCTCGTCCAGCATGGTGACGCATTTTGTCGCCAATTCAATTGCATTTGCCATTTATTATATCATCCTTTCATTATTTGTTGTCGGCCGGCAAGCACATGACCTTCCGCAGGCGTTTATCAAATGCATCGCCTGTGCTGGAAAATCCTGGCGTACTGCCCAGAAACGGCTTTGGCGGTTCTTCTGCTGCAAACGCATCCGGACAGGTCTTTTTCAGTTCCTGCACGGTTTCCGTTCCGCCAGTCAGGTTGCCTTTGTCGTCAAATTGCAGCTGTTTGCCGATAATCTGGTTGGTCAGATATTCCGCGTAAACATCATTTTTCATGCCTTGTTTTCGCACAAACGCTGCTACATTGTCCCGGTATTCCTTGGCTTTGCGGTCAGCCTCTGCCTGTTCATACTTCTGCTGCCAGTCTGCAGCGGACTGCTTAATGCCATCAATATCCATCTTTTCAAAGGACGACAGCTTTTCCGCCGTTTCTTTCAGACTGGTTCTTGCTGCATCCAACTGTTCCTGTAAGGCGGTGTATTCCGCTGCAGTATAGGTCTTTTCCGGCTGTTCTGCCTCCTGCTGCTTGGTTTCTTCTGCCATTTTTGCAACTCCTTTCTGTTTTTGGGTATCAAAAAAGCACCTGATTGCTCAGATGCTGATTTGTTAATAATATAAGAGCGCCGTACCCGCAGGCTTGTTTGTTCTTGGTTTCCGTCCCTCCGCCAGTTTTTGCCCATGGTCGGGGCGTTTTTATCTAAAAATTCGTTCAAGCACTTCTCTTAGTTCGATGGCATCAGGTTCAAGCAAGGTTGTTCTTATCTTTTCTCGCATGTCAACCACCTTGTCTGTTTCAAACACAATGCAGAGCTTGTTGAAACCGTCGGAATCCTGTCTGTTTTCAGCGAAATACACACCTTCCAGCTTTACACCGCCAACATACAGAGCCCCACTTTTGCCGATAAAAATAGGCGTGTATCCCAACCTTGTCTTGCTTGTCCAAATAGGCTTGCTTCCTGCTTTAAACCTATCTCTTTCTGTGTCTTTCCGCATTGCAGCGATTTCTTCGTCTGTGAGTCCGTCATAGTCTGCAGGGTCGTAATAGTAGTTCATTTCGTGTAGCTCCTTTGCAATCGCCATTTTCAACTCCGTTACTTTTAATAAATCAGATGTAGATTCACAACAATTAGCTGCACTTATTATAATGTCTTCTATATCTTTTAAAAATGCAGCATATTCCTTATCTGTCATCACAAATCCTCCTCATGGCATGAAAAAAGCACCTCACCGAGATGCTTTTGCACTCTTTTTGCTCTCTTTTTGCACTCTTTTCGCCGCATGCACCGCTTTTTGTGCCTCGCTCCGGCTAAATCTCAGCACTTGCTCTCTAAACCGGTCACGGTCTTGTCCGGTCTGATTGCAAAATGCTTGCAAATCCTTTTCGGCTGCTTTCAACTTTGCAGCGGTTGCCTGATAATCTGCTGTTGCAGCCTCTCTCAACTCTGGCTTGTCTGTCAGTTCAGCAGCTTGCTGCATGCTCATGGTCTGCCGTTTCAGTTTCCGGACGTTCCGCTCTCTGGCTCGCTGCATCTGGCTGATTTCGTATTCTGTGTATTTCTCGCCGTTCCATTCAATCCGCTTTTCGTCCAGCTGTTCCAATTCTTTTTTGGTGTAGTTCGGCGTGGACAGCCCTGGAAAATACGGAAACCAGTCGTGACGGCAGTTCCAACCCCGGAAGCCGTCACCGTCACCATAGCCAATGCCACGCAACGACCAGACTTTCAAACCGTCTATCGTCTTGCCAACGTCTTTTCCGGTCAGGCTGACAAGCTGCCCCTGCCACTTTGCATGCTCCGGTCTTGCTCCAGAATGTGCGGTGATTTCCATGAGATAACAGTCGTTTTCCTCGGCGTTGGTCTTGCTGACCTCTGCCGCCGTCTGTCCAACTCCGGTCAACGCTGCACGGCGGATTGCAACGTCCAGTTTGTCAACGTGTCCGGATGGATATGTGACTGACAAGCCGCCCTGTGCCGCCTGTTTCAGCACGTTCCGGATTGCCTCTTGATAGCTAAACGCCCCACTTGTAATTTGCATATATGCATCATTGCAGGCCTGATAAAATGCACGCTGCGTTGTCAGTGCCGTGGTCTTTGTGAGGTTGTCCATCACACCCATGGTCTTTTTAAAACCAGCCTCCAGCACCTGCCGCAGGCTGTCCGATTGCCGGATGTCAACCGTTGCAATTCCGGCTTGTCTGTAAGCCTGATTGTCAATCTCTACGGCTGTCACGCCTGCATCCTCAAATAACGCCAGAACCTGTGCTGTGCATGCGTCTGTGCGTTGTGCAATCAGCTGCAAGATGTCCTCGTACAGCAAACCAGCCTCTTGTAACATCTCTGCTTGGTGTTTGGTTGCCTCGGACACAAACCCCATCCGCAGGATACGTTTCACCATCGCTGACAAAATCGCATCTTCCAGGTGGGCATACGCTGCGAGCACAGCGTCCGTGCACGACTCGTAGTAAATCGGCGGCAGCATCAGCGACCACCTACACCAAACAGGCTGTAATCCTCAGGGCTGCCAGCGTCCGGAATCATCTTTTTCGCTTCTTCTTCCGAGCAGCCGTAGTAGCTGCTCAGGAAAATTTCAGGCTTTAAGATGCCGGCTTGTACAAACTGCAACTCTCGCTGTGTCTTTGCGTCTACATCCTCTAGGACGCTATCGCCCCAGTCAAACGCAATCTCAAATTCTGTTGATGGGACAACACCATGATAAAACGCCAGCGTTGCTGCTGCCGTAATCGCTCGTCGCAGAGCAAATTCCGTCTGCTTTTGCAGGGCAGACACAAACACATAGCTGCGTTGTTTGGACGACTCAATCTCGGTTGCTGTTTTTGCGACCTCTGCAGGCTCTGACAGCGTGCCATAGGCAAGCTGACAAGAAAACTCAATCCGCTGCAAAATCTTATTTAAGCCGTTAAAAAACGATGCATCCCGAATTTCCGGCGAGTACGGCATGATTTTGTCAGAATCATCATCCCCGATGGACAGCATCTTTTTGTATAACCGCTTATCATGTGCGGAAAGCCGGTCAAATCTGTTGAAAATGTCCTGTGTCGCAAAGACTGCGGTTTCCTTTGATTCGTATTCCCACAAAATTTCCGACCATAATTGGTCTGCCTGTACAATCTGCGGCAGTGCATCCGCAAACACGGACACGCCTAAAGCAGAGGTCGGGTCTTTGCTGTTGGGTTTTGGCACGCGGAAAAAGCCAAATAGCGGCGTATCTGACTGCACGTTAACCAGCGGCTCTAATCCAGCCCACGGCGTTTCTGACAGCTCACAAGGGCTGCCCAACGTGTCTGCATCGTATGCATGATACGTGTAATTCTGGATAATGCACTGCTTTTTGTCACTGTCATAACCGTGGCACTCCAACCTTGTGTACCAGTCTGCACCGCTCCGAAACGTATCCGCAAACACGGCGGATTGCATAGACTGGTCAGATGTAAACGCAATCGGAAACACACGCTGCACCGGCACCCACTCCAACGATACACTGCCGTTTGCAAAATATGGCTTTATCACCATGCCGCCGCTGGCAAGCCCCGCAGAAAAGCCGGTTTGCAACGCTGGCAGGTGGTTGTCTATCATGGTTTGCAAATAGTCTGCCGTCTTGCCGTTGCCAGTAATCTCTATTTTTGATTCTGCAAAAATCAACCTTGCAAACTCGGTGCAGATTGCTGCTGCAAGATGTAAGCCGTCTTTTTGCTCTCGGCTCTCCGAATTGTCAGAAAACAGCGTTTCCCACTGTTCAATGTATCCTCGCATTAGTGGGGATATTGCTGTTTTGATATTAAGTGCAGCCTCAATATCTGCATAACTTATCATAAAATCACCCCCAATCATCTGTTTTCCATCCCAAATGTCGCAGGATGGTATAACAAAAATACCGGATGTCGTCCATCGCATGGTCACTCTCTTTGATAACAGTATCCTGTTGCTTTTTGTCATCCCAGCGATACAAGCCAAATTCCCGAATGGTGTCCGTGCAAGTATCTGCAATCAAAATCCGCTTTTGTTTTAGCAAGGTCATCGTGTACCGGATACCATCAATTACGCTGTTATTTGCTTTGCGGACACTATAGACAGCGTGGTGCTGGATACAGGCGATCAGACTTGCGGCAGACGGGTCTACTATAATCTGCTGGATGTCGTAGCCCTCTGCAAGTCTTGCAATCTCCTGATAATGCTGCTCGTCATCCTTTTGCTTGCCTGCTTTTCGTGCGTCATAATAAGACTCTTTCATACGCACTGCAAAATCATCCTCGACCGCCCACAATCCAATAGAGGTCGGATTCAGCGTGCCGTAGTCGATGGACAAATAAAAAACCGCCCTCTCGGACGGTTTGTAATTATGAACAACGCTAACAGCTGGGTCAAAATCCGGATAGACAAGCCCCTCTGCCACTCGCCACAAGCCCAATACATAGCGGTCATAAAACGCCCCAGCAGGGTACACAGACGCTGCTCGCTGGATTTTTTGTGGTGTCATGATTGGATTATCCTGCATCGTAAAGTGCAGGTGTAAAACGTCGCTACGCTCGCCGTTGTCTGCTTTTAAAATCCACTGTTGATAAAACCAGTGCTGCGGGTTGTCCGGATTGCAGTTAAACCACAATCTTGCATTTCCAACAGACAGCGTTCGGGCAATTGCCTGATTTACAAACGATTCTGGCATTAAGGCAACCTCATCAAATAACACGCCACTCAGCGTGATACCCTGAACAAGCTTATAAGACGCCTCGTCCTTACCACCAAAAACGTGAAATTGGTTTTGTTTGCCGTTGCCTTTAACGGTTAAGATGTGCTTGCTGCCGCCAATGTAGGACACGTTAAAATAATGCGTGATGTCTGCCATCTGCAACAGCTCCATGATGATGTTACGCTCTGCAGATTGTACCGTGTTGCCGCAGATGCCAAACCGTGCACGGTCAAATGTTGCCATTGCCCACAGGATAAACGCACATGCCATGGATGCCGTCTTGCCAGACCGCACAGAGCCGTCACAAATTAAGGCGTATGCATCCGGTTTATATGCCCACCGAAAGACGGTTTTTTGCTTTTTGGATAGCTTTGTAAACGTCATTCTGCGTCATCCTCCTGCAACGCCTGCAAGAGTTGCGGCAGTTCTGCAACGCTTTTCTGTCCGTTCTGCTGGGCAAACTGCTTTTTCTTGAGGGCAAGCTCTTCTCGCTGCACAGTCTCACCAATGAGGTCTTGCAACTTGTCAATTGCTTTTACATTGCCCTTTTCAGCCTCTTCGTAAAGGGCTTGAATCATCCGCATAGCAGCGTCATCGTTTTCTTTAAAAAATGCCTTAGCGGCTTGCTTTAGGCTCCTGTACGCCCGTCTGGACGCTCCTGACACAATGCCACCTTTTCTACCTAACTCTCTCGCCTCATCCTTGCTTCTTTCACTCATTGGTATTAAGTTTTTCTCATTTGCCAACGTCCTACCTCCATCTTTCAGGTATAAAAAAGTCCGGACGGGTATCACACCATCCGGATTTCATTTTTTCATGTTACTATTATAGCACAATAAAAAGGGCATTAAAAGGCTTTTTAGGGCTTTTTTGGGCTTATTTTTTATCTTCCAGCATTTTTAACGCCTCACGGTGCAGGCGTTTGGATTTTGTTTCTGAAATAAATAGCTTGTCATTGACATCTTCCCACCGCATACCGTCAATATACCGCAGTCGCATCAGCACCGCATGGTCGGACGGTAAAAACAAAATCGCACGCTCTACACGGATAATACTGGTTTGCAGCTCTGCTTTTTTTGCCTCGTAAAGGGCTGACAGTTCCTCCAACCGTTCTATGTAGGTCTGCATGGCTGGCATTGGTTCGCCGCGATGCTCAGGCTCATCACTGTAACAGATTGCCTTAGTGCTGCGTGCATCTGCTCGCAGCTTGCCAATCCGGTCATCAATCTGTATCAATTCCTTTTGCTTCGAGCGGCACTGCATAAGTTCTTCCTTTGTCATGTTTTCAACAATCCTTTCCACAAAATGTTGATAAATGGTTGTTTTTATTATACCATATCTTGTGCTTTTGTGCAAGTGCCGATTTTGTACACCCTGCGTTTATTTGCACAATACTGTTGTAAATCCAACGCTTGCATCGTCAAAACGCTGTAGTAGGTACTCAGCAAGTCACACTCTATCATCTCAATGCGGTGCAGAGATTCCGGTGTGCCGTTATCTCTCTGTAAGGCGTGCTCATACTCTACCATGGTTGACCGCACGATGTATGCAGCAAGATTTAAATAGCAGTCGTTGACATTGCTATGCCGGACGCTTGGCGTTAGCTGCTTGCGTGCCGCTCCTGTCTTGTCCTGTAGATTGGATTTATGTGCTTTGTAGTACTCAGCCCGCACTATTTTTTACACGCTTTGCAGTAGCTATCACGCTTTTTGGTGGTGCGTCCGGTATGCTTGTTTACATAAGTCACAAGTCCATTGTCCTGTAGCGATTGGCCGCATCGCTTGCATACCTTGCTCATCGGTCTACTTTCCCCTTTACTTGTAATTGGATTTTTGTAAAATCAATCTGATAATCCTGCTTGAAATGCTGCATTTGTTCCAGTGCGTCCGGTGCTTTACCAAAGATGGGCGGTATTTCAGCAATGGACTGTAGATTCTCAAATAGTCTGTTCAGCCGTTTCTCTTTCCAGCCATAGTGCCACTCCAACGCCACGAATACCATCGCCATGCCCTGATAGATAGCCATTTTATGACTATACTCGACCTCATTCTTGTTGTACAGGTTTTTCCGCTGCAAGGCTGGGTTCTTCATTGCGATTCCTCCAGTTCCTTATTTAAGATTTCCGCTGCTTTTTCAGCGTTTTCGAGGGTGTCGAAATAAGGACCATTAACGCGACAATTGCAATCATACCAACCTTCAGCAGCCCAGTGGCTGCTACTGTAATCATAATAAAGGCAATACGTTGCTTCTCCGCTTCCAAAATCCGGCTCATAGTCCGGGCAGAGCATATCATGCAGCTGCTCCAACCGTAACAGCAACCGCATTTTATCTGCAACTTGTTCGGCACGGGCTTCCGTTGGGAAACAGTTGCCGATTCTAAAATTGCGTTTGTCCGTGTCGTCATCTACGTTTTCCCAGCTATCAATTGTAAAATCGATACCAATATAAAAGTAGTCTTCTCCATCCTTCGGCTTCCACGGCTTCAACTCTTCCTGTTCCTTTTGTGCCTCTGCTTCTTTCTTCAGTCCTTCCAGCTTAGTCAAAAATTCGGATTTCAGTTCTTCAATTTTCTTTTCGATGTCGTTCATTTCAACGTTTCCTTTCACTTTTGTTTTGCTCAGTATTTTATAAAACCATTGCCATAAATACTGTTAAGCACATCAAATACATGTCCCATACCCAGCCCTTTGTTGTTGGGTGTCCACAAACCATCCTCGTTATACTCGCCGCCGTTTATGCAGTAATTGTACTGTTTTGGATGTGTCTCTTTAAGTTGCTCAAATCTGCTTTTGTCTTTGTCCAAATGACAACCAAATCCACAAAAAATGCAGCCTGTCCTATCGCATCCAGTTGTTTTTAGCTTGTCCGCTCCACAGCCGCAAAACCGCATTTGTTCTGGTTCTTTGTTGTAATTAACATCGCCATAAATACTTGCAATAGCGATGTTATATTTTTTTATGTATTGCAATACATCTTGTTCCGTCCAAAAACTCATAGGATTTGAAACCGGTCTTTTGCTTTTAAAAGCATTGCAACCATTAGCAAGCCATGCTCGGTATCTTAGCTTTCCTTCGCTTGCCATTTGTGCCATAAACGGCTTTTTCCCAGTTTGCCTTTCATATTCCTTTGCCGGCTTTTTCTTCATGATTTTGCAACATTTATCCGAGATACTAAAATCAACGGATAACAATGGCTTGTATTTTTGGACGTCATACTTATTAGTTTTACCATTTTTACTAACATACACCCCGTCAAATTGCTGGTGTGCATATGATTTTGGATTGTTTCGGGCGTCGTAGACTTTTTGCGATATCTCTTTGCTTATCACAGGATAGCCGTAAGTTTTGATAACCTCATCAAATCGCATCGCAGGTTTTAATATCGTGACATTATCAAATGTCTTTACAAACCCCTGTATCTCCGGATACTCCAACCCAGTATTTACAAACACCGCCTCTACATCCGGATACATTTGACGAACCAGATGCAATAAAACCGTGCTGTCTTTGCCACCGCTAAACGACACATAAACCTGCCCGTCATCCACATACTCGCTGTACTCGTTCTTTTTCAGAGGCGGCTCTTTGTCGCCTCTTGTGTCAAACACCACAAAGCGTGTTTTGCCTGTCTTGGTGTTTGTGATTTTAAACTTGCACCAGCTCTCATACCAAACCTTGATACGCTGCTTTGTCATTATGATTTTTGCATCCAACGGCAAAGACTGCATTTGCACCAAATCTGATATCTGGTGCCGTTTAACATCATCGTTCATTTTGATTCCTCCATTTCGTTTATTAATCGCACTGCATCCTCCGCACTCCTGCAAATCCCAGCGATTGCACCGCTTTTTTGCATCATCTCTATAAAATGCAGCTGTGCTTTGGATGCTCTGCCTTTTGGCGTTTTTACCTCAATAAAGACTGCCTTGCCATCTGATTTTCGGACGCCAAACAAGTCGGAAAACCCTGCCGGAACGCCCGACGTAATCCATCGCCCGTCCAACGTGCGGCCACTGCACACGTTGACGCGAAAAATCACGCAATACTCTGACACGGCAGCCCGAATCTGATTTTGAATGTTATGCTCCTGCGTCATGCTTTATCCTCCCAACTGGCAAGCCCATCCGTTTTGCCATATAATACGCCCATCCGGGCTTGTACCCCTTTGCCTTGCCGTATGTTGCAAGGTCTGCAAACGTCTTGCACTGCGACGGCATTGCTGGGATAACGGGCACATCTGTGACTTTTTCCAGTTTGATTTCCGTATGTACTTCTTGCTCCGTTGGCTCTGCTGGCGGTCGTTCTTCTTCCGCTCGGATTGGCTCGCCACAATTCGGGCAGTTTTTGACCAGCTTGCCGTTTTTGTCACGTTTTGGAAAACTATAATAGCAGTATGCACAGGTCTCAATCTGAAATCCTTTGTCGTCTTTTTTGTGTCCATCCAGTGACCACTCTCTATCTGCATCGGGCATACCAAACCGCTTGACATTGCCGACGTGGTCAAGAATCACTGCTCGTTTGTCCGGCTGATACCGCATGCATCGCATTGACTGCTGGATGTAGAGCGTTAGGGATTGTGTCGGACGGAGTAGGATTGCACAACCGCAATCTGGCACATCAAACCCCTCCGAAATCAAATCCACGTTGCAAAGAATCTGGATTTTGCCGCTCCGAAAGTCTGCAATGATTGCATCTCGCTCTTGTTTTGGAGTTTTTGCATCCAGGTGCTGTGCAGGGATACCAACATCGCAAAACATCTTTGCCATCATCTGTGAGTATCGGATGGATACGCAATAGCAGACGGCTTTTTTGCCTTTTGCATAGGTCTGATAGTGTGCGATGACGTCCCCAAAAATATATTTGTTGGACATCATCATCTGCTCTGCCTCTGCCATGTCGTACTCGCCACGCTTTGTGTGCAAGTCTGACGTATCCAGTATTTTTGGTGCGTAGTAGTCATACGGTGCAAGACAATTGTTTTGAATCAGCCATTTTGCTGTCACGCCGACAATCAAATCATCGTTGACATCACCCAAACCCGACCCGTCCAGCCGGATTGGCGTTGCTGTCACGCCCACCCGATACGCTGCCGGAAATGCGTCATAGATTTTGCGATAGGTTGCCGCTTTGCTGTGGTGGTTTTCGTCCGTAATAATCAGCGTCGGATAGGTGAGCTTTTGCACCCGTCTGGATGCCGTCTGCACCATCATGACGTTGCACAAATCCATCTCAACGCCCCACCACCGGAAGGTGTTGCGGATTTGGTCGCACAACTCTTTTCGATGTACCAAAAACAGCACATTTCCGCCGTTTTCCGTGGTACGTTTCGCAATCTCTGCCACAATCACCGATTTTCCACCGCCACACGGCAGCACGATGCACGGTGCTTTGTGTCCGGCTCGCCACGATTGACTCAATCGGTTGACAAGGTCGGTTTGATAGGGTCGCAACTCTCCCATCGGTGCTCCTCCTCTCTGATTGCCAGCCCACATAATTGATTTGCAAGCTGTTTGCAGGTCGGGCAGCCATTTTTACTGTAATATGCCCCACTTTTGCGGATGTTGTTCAATATCTGCCGCTCCTGCATCCCGATTTTTTGAAGCAAATCAAAATCCCGATACTGCTGCAAAACCTGCTTTTTTTCCTGTTTTGCTTGCTCTGCAGACAATTTCCGGAACGCATACAAGGCGTATAGTGTCCGCATTGTCAAAAAATAGTAGGTTTCTGGCGGCTGCAACCCCTCTGGCAGCGGCTGCAACTCGTACGCCATCTTATCTAAATTCTCCAGTGTCACACAATCGTCTCCTTAAAACGGTAGTTTTGTGTCCTCTTTTTTCGCCGTATCCAGATTAAATGGAAACTGACAAATGCCTTTCTCCCCGACCTGATACAACCGCTTTGACTTCCGGCTATGCCGCAGCTGGATGCGGTCGTCCTCTTGCAATAAAATACCCGTTGCGCGGTTTTTTTTCACTGCAAGTAGCGTCCGTGTGATTTTTTCGCCGTCGTCTTTGGTGGTGGCATCTCTATCTAACATGATAACGGTATCTGACAGGTTTCCGATGTTACCAGAGCCGGATATCTCGTCAACGTCTAACTCCTTAGATTTGGTCTTTTTCGGGTGGGCGACCAGCAGGATAACAATTTGCAGCTTACTTGCCAGCAGTTTCAGCTTTTTTACAAATTTGCTTTGCTCTATGTACATATCCGTCCCCTCGGCAATTGCCGTCATGAGGTTATCTACCAGCACAAACCGCACGTCATACGCTCTGGCAGCCGCTTCAATTTCCGGAATGATGTCCATGTTGTCTTTCTCTGCCAATGCAAGGTTGTCAACGATAAACAGGCGGTGGCGATACCAGTCCGCAAGCTGCTGCTCTTGCTCTTTTTCAAGATAAAACCCGGCAGAATCGGTATAAACACGCTCTTTGATTGCCTTTTCGCCGGCAATCTGGAAATCCAGCCATCGTTTTACTTCGTAATCGGCTAACTCGCCGGAATAAATCAGCACGTTCCAGTCCTGCCAGAGGGCAGCGACTGCAAACATACTGGCAAGTGTGCTCTTTCCCGTGCCGCATTTGCCAGTCAGGGCAATCAGCTGCCCCTCGTAAAACCCGCCAATAGTCTGGTCAAGCTTTGGCAGCATGGTTTTAAAGTGTGGCACGTCGTTGAGAGCAACGCCTTGCACGTTTGCCATGTCCTTGATGGTCGGCGGCTGAAACAGCTCTGCTTGCTCCACTGCCCGGTGCAGTGCTTGCTCCCCGTAAGCCTGCAGTATGTCGTTTGCGTCTTTTTCCAGCAGATAATCTCCCGGACGGACAGAACGCACTTTACACTTTGGAAACAACTCCCGAACCTCTTTTACAAGCGTTATGCTGCCCCGCTCGTGGTCACCAAATACCACGATGGTGTCAAACTGCTCCACAAAGTCCCTGCAGTGCTCCACCCATGTAAATCCTCTTGCTCCAGTCGGCACGCTGACAGCGTTGGGAATTCCTGCACTTGCAAGGGATAAGCTGTCAATCTGTCCCTCTGTGATGACCAGTGTCTTGCTTTTGGATGGGTCGCAGTGATCCATCCCGAACAAAATCGGTCTGCATCCGCTCTCGCACCACTCTTTTGCCTTGTGTTTTGTCTTGTCGTAGTCCATCAGGCGATATTTGACAAACTCCAGCTTGTTGTAACGGTTGCCGCTCGTGTCTGTAACGGGTCGATAAAACGGAAAAATCAGCTGGTTGGAATCGCCTTTTGTGGTCGTGATGCCATAAGCCCGTGTGACTTCTTTTTTGATGCCTCTGCGAAACAAGTATTGCTCTGCTGGTGTACTGGTAATCAACCGTACCTGTGGAAGGCTCTTAAACGTCCCTGTGTCGTCCGCTTGCAGCTGGAAGTCAAAGTCCCTTGCCAACTCCACAAAATGCCCCTGACGGCCGCAGGACGCCCGTGGGCAGCGATATGCACCGGATTCCATGTTGATGCTAAACGACCAGCGGTCACCACGGCTGGAGTGGCAGTAGGGGCACTCTTTAAACTGTAACTCATTGCCGTGTACTCTGGTTTCAATGCCTTGCCGCTCGGCAAAGGCTAGCAGGTCGGATTGTTGTAATTGATACCGCATCGTTCTCACTCCCTCTTATACTAAATCAAAATCGACCTCATCCCACGGCACAACATCTCCCTCTTTTGAGATAGCCGGTGGTGCTGCCCCATTGGGGGCAGTGCCGTCCGGCGGCTTATTTGTTACTGGTACTGTAACAGTACCAGTAACAGTATCAGTAACAGTTACAGCTTGTTTTGCTTGTTTTGGTTGTTTTAAACAAGCATTGCTTGTTTTTGCTTGTTTTGGTTGTTTTAAACAAGCATTGCTTGTTTTTGCTTGTTTTGGTTGTTTTTCTGTTGCCCCGCCCTTTTCCTTTGCAGCGTTTCGGTTGCCTTTTGGAGCCCCGCCTTTTTTCCCTGCTTCTACGCGTTTCCGTTTTGCCTCTTCCCATTTCTCTGCACACTCGTCAATCTGGGATGTAAAAACGCTGAACAGCACCTGCAACACCAAGTCGTCAGATTCTAAACGCTCTCCGGTATCTGCATACCGGAGAATCGCCTTGAATAGGACACCACACTGTGCATCGGATAGCATGTCAATCTCTTTTTTGCGGTCAGTAAACAGAACGAATGATTTTTTGGTTGCCATCCGCTTATCACCTCATTAAAACGGTACGTCACCCGTTGTTGGAATCTCCTCAAAGTCGCTCAGGTCGCCAATGTTGGGAACGGCTGCTGGTTGCTGCTGCTGTGCTGCTGCGGCAAAGATACCACCGGATGCAAAGACGTTATTTCCGGTTTGCTTTGGTTTTCTCGGCTCTGGAATCTCAAAATTACCCGTACGAATCTTTGCAGGGTCGCAGAGAAATGCAGCCTCGGTAAAGTGATTGCCGTTATACTCTGCCTCACGGAACAGCACACCCACGGTGCAACCTTTAAAAATGTCTGGGTCATATCCTGCCTCAATATTTGGCTCTGGTTTGCCGTTTGCCCGTGCGATGGTGTTGACCTGACCTTTATAGATTGCAACGCTCTGCATATACTTTTCGTTGTCGCCCGTCATGACCGGCAGAAAGATTTTGTAGATGCCCTTCCACTTCTGCCCGTATTGACTGCCTGCATCGTCCAAATACCGCCGCTGGAAGTGTCCGGCATACTCACCCTCAGACACGTCAATCTGTAGCTTGATGTATAAGCTGCCGCCACTGGTCTTGTCCACCTTAACATTAAGGATTTTGCAGACATAACCGCCTGCCGGAAGCTTGCCAAACTTGCTGCCAAATGTAGACTCCTGCACACCATTTGCACCTTGGATACCTGCTAACATTGCCATAATAAATACCTCCATAATTTTTATTTGATTTAGTTATGATACATACAGCCAATTTACTCCAGCTGATAGTACTCTCGGATAGCCTTGTCCACGGCTTTTAGGTCGTTGTCAATCTCCTCCGGGAACAGCTCCATAGGAGATTTTGCCGTGCTGTTGCCGTTGCTTTGCGTTTGGAAATAGTGCCGCCCCGCTGCATCTGCCTGGCACAGCAGAACGATGGAAAACAGCCCCTCGACCGTCAACTTTTCGTCCAGCATTTTTCCGATGGTTTTCGCTTTCAGCCGCCGATTTCCGGCAGCGTCATACGAGGTTTCGGTGTGGTGCAAAAAGTACACAATGCAGTTGTCTGGCGTTTTGAACTGAATGAATCGGATGAGATTGTAAAAATTCAGTGCCATGTTTGTAAACTTTTCGTATCCTTTCTCACTTGCATGGTTAAAAAACTCAAACGCAAGCAAGTACTGACTGTCATCAATCGCATACTTTGTCTTATTGTGCTGTGCCAGTGTCCGGATAATCAACGGATAATCTGCCGCATTTGCACACGGCAGCTTTTTGCGAAACGGGAGCGGCTTGCTGGCAACATTAAAAATACCAATCTCGCCCGGCTCAAAATTTCGGAGGCTGGTAGACTTGCCACTGCCAGATTCTCCGATGATTAAAACAGGGATACCCATAGCCATCACCGCCTTTCATCGGATTTGCAAGGATTGCGTCTGCACCAGCTGGCAGCCATCCAGCTGACCACCGTCCTGCAAATACGCCTTAATCTTTGTCTTTTGCAGCTCTGGCAGCTTGTACCGCAACAGGTCGTCATGGTCAGATGCTTGCAACTGCTTTACAAGTGCCGCCTCGTCTGCAATCTGCAGTGACTGCGGATTGTTGCGGATAGAGATGCAAGCACGCACGCCATCAACTTTTTTCAGCCGCATTTGCGTCATACTGTTCTGCAAATAGTCTTTCAGGTGTGCAGCCCGATGTTCACACGCTTTCCGTCGGTCAGACAATCTCCGTTCTTCCGCCCGCATTGCATCTGCTCTTGCAAGTAAGTCCTTGATGTACAAGGCAACATTCTCCGCCTTGTCGTTAAACTCTGTTTCCAAAGCGTCCAGCGTGTCAAACCACGCTGTTTCTGCGTCCTCTGCGGACGCCCCTGCAGCTTCTGCTTGTTCCGTCAGGTCGTCCAACTGGTCAAACAGTACGGCAAAATCGCCGGAAATCTCGTATAATTTACTCATTGACAAACACTCCTTTTTTGTGCTATATTATATAATAGTTATGTTTTTGTTCCCTCGTCACTGGTTACCGCCAGTGCGAGGGTCTTTTTTTGCCCGTTCTTTCATTAGTTCTTCACGCAAAAATTTGTTTTCTTCTTTAAGCAGCCGTGTCTGTTCATTCGCTGCTCTCCGGACTTTTCTACATGCTTTCGCTGCTTCCGTGAGTTCGTGTTCTTCCGTAGCTTTCGCAACTTGTTTTTCCATTTTGCGTTTTTGGCGGTAATTTTTGTTAGCTATTTTCTTCCTGATTGCTGCACATTCTTGGCAATACTTAACCGCATTGTATCTCCCAAGTGTGTCATAATCGGTGTCGGCAATCTCAATCCCGCACATATCACAATGCTTTACCATTGCTTTTCATCCCTCCCCCGATGGTGGGAAAAGCTGGCTTTTCCTACTGCTTTTCCTACCACTTTTCCTCGGCATTCCCGAAAAAATCAAATTTCCGGCGGTGGGGGAGTGCTGCTGCATCGCTCTGCACAAACGTCCAGCAGCCGATGTGCAAAGTCGTTGACAATCTCCGGCGGAATGTCGGTCAGCGTGGTATGTACTCGCCGCCCTCTGTTGTCAAAATGAGTAATCTCAATCGGCATACTCTCGCCCGTCTGGATAGCTACAACACTATCATTTATTAACTGATTGCACTGCTCGTACTGCTTGAGATTGCTCTCCATGCGGTCTGTCTGTTCCCGTGCCGCCTGATAATCAAACCCAGCCGGTACGGGTTTTAATTCCCGTCCGGAATCCGCTGCTTGCTTGTCCAGTAGGTGATTGTGCCGCTGCCAGGCAACCCAGCAGATAGCGGCAGCAATGCCGCCTAAAATCATCGTTTGCATGTAACCATCATCCCCTCCTTTTAAAAAATTCCTGATTCTTCTTCTGCCGCCGTTCTTCTGTGGTCATTCGCTCACATCCTTGCTTAATTTGTCCAGAATCTGGCGTGCTGCATCCATCGCAATCGCACATTCTACACGTCTTCCTTGCTTAGCAAGAGCCATTGTCGTTCCTGCAAACATTGCAAGCGAGATTTTGGCAACTTGTAAAGAATCCATGTTCTCCAGTTCCTCGATACGCCAGCTGCCTTTGTCAGGTTCAATCGCTGTTATTCCCATCTTCCTGCTCTTCCCCTCGTTCAGAATTCGCCTTGTCTGCAATGCCTTGAATAAGGAAAGCAGCTGCATACAAGATATCATCTCTATCCTTCTGATTGAGTTCGCTCATGATGCCAACAAATGCACAAAGTGCTATTTTAGCGGCATCAATTTTTTCAAAACCTCTCACCTTGACCTTAGATATATTGCTCTTTCTGGTTGTTTTGATAACGATTTTTCCCATCTTTCTGTTTTTCCTTTCTGTTTTTACTCCAACAGACCGGGCATGTATACCACCCGGAAAACTGCCAGGATACGTTGTAGTCCTCCCCGCACTGCATGCAAATAGCGTGCTTGTGTCCGTCTTTGATGTAAATACTGCCTTTTGCATATGTCCTTGTATCTATGCAAAGGGCACGCTTTGGGGTCGTGCCCATCTGCCGTTATCCCTCCTCTTTCTGGGTTGCTGCGATGTCCTTGGTCTGTTGCAGGCTCTTGAGTAAAACAAAAGCCAGATTTAAGGCGGTTTCAAATGTTGCTGTGACGTCCTTAGTATGCTGTAGGCTCTTGAGTAAAACAAAAGCCAGATTTAAGACGGTTTCAAAGACCACCTTATCGCTCGGACTGAGTTCCCGGTACACCTGCGTTATCTGCTGCTGTTCCGTTGCTCTGTTTGCGTTGCTCATAAAATCACCCCCTTTCAAGCCTGTCCCAAAAACAGATTGATGAAGTAAACCTGTCCTTTTCCGGTAACTTTCGGCGTTTTGCTGATGGTTGTGTATCCAGTATGTACCACGCTGGTTTCTTTGATTTCCATCAAACCTTGTTCCATACTTCGCTGCGTCGGCAGATTGTATTCAGAACCTTTTCGCTTAATCAACTTTGCAAGCTCGCCAATCAGGATACTGCTGCTCGATGCGGTCACGCTGTCGGCAAATAAAACCTTTGGCTTGTCCTGTTCCATCTGCTTCTGTAGGTCGCTGACGGTCGTTTCCAGCTGCTTCATCTTTACATTTGACAGCTGCAAGGCTCTCGCCATGATTGCTTCGGGGCTGTTCCACTTCTCTTCCACGCCAATGAAATACTGCCGCCAGAACTTCCCCCTTTCCGTCCGCTGAAGCATACAGAGTTCCTTTGCCATGGGAATGGTAAGCTGGTGGTCGGTGATTTCTCTTGAAACGTTACGATTTCCTTCAATTTGAACTCGGACATTTTTGTCCAAGTTGAAATCAACGCCTTCAGAAAAACCGTACTCTGCCATTCTGTCAAACCACTTTTTATAAGGGGTTTCTACTTCCAGAGCTTCCCACAGCTCCCGACCTGATACGGTCGGGCGGTCTACGTTCTCGTAGTTGACTTTGATTAGTTCATTCATCACGATACTTCCTTTCCGGCTTTCGCCGTGCAATTTACCCTTACGGGCTGGGATGCCGCTGATACGCTCAACGGCTCAGAAGCGTGTTAGTATAAAGGCAAAGAATGAGGTCTTGCCAATGGCTACGATGCTGCCACACCGTCCCCGTGTTGCCGATAGGTCAGCAGGGGCTTATTTGTTGTCCATCTCTTTGATTTTTATCGCTGTGAAAAATTCAGCGTGTATCTGTCTGATATTGATGTTCTCTTGCCCAAGAATTTTTTCGATTTTTTCTTTAAATTCTCTGCGTTCATCTACACATCGTTGAACTTCAACTTCATATTCTTCATGGTTGTCGAATGAAAAATCAAAACACGGAATCTCACTTGTTATCCAATTCCGCAAAGCTTCTCCACTTACGTGAATGTTCCATATTGTAACAAGGAAATTCTTGTTTTTAGCCGAATAATCGTCTACAAATTCGGACTTTGAAATGATTTCAATTTCAAAACGTTCATTTGAAAGTTTCATTTTTGTTCCCTTTCTCCCCGTGTTGCCGATAGGTCAGCAATGGTTAGCCTATTACATATTCTTTGAGCAAGACATCTGTACCGTGCTTATAAATCCTGATGCAGTCAATTGTTTTTGCATTTTCAGAATCTGTTTCGTTGTTAACTCGTAAAATTGCCTTGTACCCTGCAACGCATGAGAAGTTAGCATTGACTTGATATGTGTCCCATCCGTTGACGGTGTGGACATCCACATCGTATACAGATTTTCCTATTTTCGTTTCCTTTCCCTCTGTGCTGCTGTTTTCTTCCTCTCTGATGTCATTGATTCTGAGTTCGTTCCCAACCATATGAGCATTCTTAAAAGAAAACCAGCAATTAAGTGGAGCATATGCCACTTTACCGAAATAGTAAATATTGTGGTTATCATCGTAAATAACGATAATCTGTGGATTTTCTTCGTTGTTTTCCAGCATTCTGCTGATATAATCATTAACAGTCATTTTCGTTCCCTCTCTCTTTACGCTCGCTCAACGCTCGTTTAATGCTCGCCGAGTGTTAAAGCGTGCAGCCGAGCGTTAAAGTGTGCGTTAAGCAAGTTCTTGTTTAAATTTAGCCGAGCGTTTCGGTTTTCCGCTGGCTCGTGGCTTTCGGTTTTCCGCTGCCTGTCCTCGGCTGATTTTTAGCTTACGCCCGTTTGTGCGTTTCTGTGATTATATTATACGCCATTTTGGGCGTTATGTCAACCTTTTTCTGCATAAAAATATGCACAAATTTTCGCTCTTGGAATTGTTAAATATGTACAAATATGCGTATTTTTAGAAAATTCGTTGACAAGTACGCCCATTTGTGCTATAATTTAAGCAAAAGGAGGTGATAAACATGAACGAAAAGTACAACAACCTTAAAAAGATACGGAAAGAACGGGGACTTACAGTTAAAGAGGTCGTTGAAGGGGCAGGCATACCAATGAGGACTTATCAAAACTATGAGTACATGGAACGAGAAATCGGTGCTGGTACGTTGCAAAAACTCGCCGACTTTTACGGTGTAACCACAGACTACTTACTTGGCAGAGAACCAGCCCCTGACCCGTTTGCAGACCTGAATCTCAACAAGGAATCAGAAGAGGATGTCATTAACAAGTACATGAGCCTGCCACCAAATATCCGTGCTTGCCTGATGGATGTCTTGCTGCAGCTTGCTGACGCAGCAAAGCAGCGGCAAAACGCACCGTCTGAAGAAGATACGCAGTGCAGCAAATTGTCCGTATCGACCGCCCTCGGAACGATTGAGGACGAAATTGAAAAGATGGCTATGGCAAAAGGCGGCGTATAATGCTTACAAAAGTCCTAAAAAAATAGTGCGTCTGGGAAACACTTAAAAATCACCGAAACAAAAAACCGCCTGTGAGAGCGTGTCACTCCACAGGCGGTTTTTGTAACTATTTTTATCTATTTTATGCAAATCTATACCTGCTATTTTGTCAGCTTATCCAAATATAGTTACATATCGGTTACAAAATCGGTTATAACTTGCTCTTGCATCCGATACTTGCTATAATAAAGTAAAAGAGGGTAAAACAATTTTACCCAGCGAAACAGGAGTGATTGAAATGAAAACTTGCCCAAATTGCGGCGAAACGAACGGAGAAGCGAACGACAAGTGCTATAAGTGTGGTGCAGACTTGTCACAGATTTCCGGCGAAAAGCGATATTGCGAGTATTGCAAAGAGATTTACTCACCACGGACAAAAGAGTGTCCTAACTGTGGTATGCCTACGATTGTGTACAATCCTGCTACAATGTCGCAGATACATAACACCGGAGGCGTTGAAGTGTGGATGTACGTCATCGCATTTTTAATCCCGATTGTGGGGCTTGTCCTCGGATGCATCCAAGTCGGCAAAAACGACAAATCTGGAGGCAAAAAGCTGATTATCACCTCCATTGTGTCGTTTATACTGTATGTAATTGTCGTGTCTGCAATCTCCAGCAGCCGCGAAAAGCAAGCTGCTGATGAGTTGTCAAGCCTATATGATAGTTATAGCTACAGTTATGACATTGATGACTAAAAAGCCGCCTTGCATTTTTGCATGGCGATAAAAATAGCCCCCCAGAGGTCGAAACCTCTGAGGGGTGTTTTTTATATTCCGTTATATGATATCGGCTGATATGCATCGCTTTCGAGCATTTTTAAAAAATACTTAAACCTGTTTTTTATCGGCTTTTTGCACATTATGACATTGAGTGCGGCATATTTTTCACGGAGATAAAACTGCTTACCATACAACTCACTTTTTGTTGCCTGGTCACACGGGATGTTTATCCGGACAAGTACACGGGCGATTTGCTCCATCTCAGCTTTGTTAAACTCATAATTACACCCCTCTGCGAGCGTGGCAAGCCGCTCAGAGCCGTAAGTGATTGCCCAATCAAATTCATCGCGTTCTTCAAAAAGTGCCTCTACGGGGCTGTCAGCGGCGTTCTGGGACGTTTTGAGTATAAATTGTATGCCGGATACTTTGCGGCCACGCCGCAGGGCTACATAATCAAAATCAATGTCGGTTTTTTGAGATAACTCTTTTTGACATTTTTTAAGCACCATTGTACTAAAACGCTTGTACTCGCTATACGTGTCCGCTGTGCAGCAAAGCATTTTTTTAAGGGCATCAAGTGGTATCGTCCACGACCCCCGAAAACGGTTGCTCTCCAGATACAAATACAAAATATAACTGTATCTTGATGTCAAATTGACTACATTTTTTAGACGGTATCTCAAATAACCTATGCTCTCAATGTTAAAGATGTACTCCATTGCCTCCGGAGAGCATGCAAGTTTGATTGTCCAAAGCCCATCATCCCCCCGTGTGCACTCAGCACACGAAAAGAGGACTATTTTAGTAAATTTGTTTGGTTTGTCGGGGTCTTGGATTGTAACGACCTTAAAAAGATTGTCAATCCGGTTGGATAAATCCTTGTTTTTTATCTGCGTAACGCCCAGCAGTGACTCCAACTCACCTTTATCAAACGTCACGCTCCGCTCCTCTGGTTTGCGGCTGTCGATTTTTGATAGGTACGCATCGAGTATTTTAAACTCTGCGAGCGTCATTTTTGTCTCAGATAATGATTGCAGGGGATTTGATTTTTGTACTAAAAATTTGCAATCACCCGAAAATTGTGGTAGCGCTGTCCTTTTTGGCATGATTATCACCTCATGCTTATTTTAACATAAAGACGTGGTTTTGTCAATAGGTATACGTCCCTTTACGGAAAAGAGTATGTCCTTTGGCGGAAAAGGATACGTCCCTTTACGGAAAAGAGTACGTCCCTTTACGGAAAAGAGTATGTCCCTAAACACCAAACCGCCCCGAAAATCCGGACTTTTTTACACCCCGTAATCAAGTAGATAATCAAGTTATAATCAAGTTATAATCAAGATGATTGATTGATTGATATGCAGCAAAAAGAAAAAAATTCACAATTTTGCATCTAGTGAAGCGACGTGCTTCAGAATCTGTTGCAGCGTGGATTCTTCGGTGTCCGGTTCAGGTGTTGGCTCTGGTTCTGGTTCATTCGGTTGCGTTACTTTTGTGAACCCGTTCAATCCAGCAGTTTTTATGATTGTCGGGTAATCGGTGTAACAGTAATCCATATCACACTCGCCAACAATACCAGGGATACTTTTTTGCCCAATAATGTCATACTCTGCGTTACCAGCTACGTTATACTGCCAAATGCCGTATGAATTTTGATACGTGCATTTACTTGCGTACTGGGCACACCAGACCGTATAACGGCTTTTAATGCTATCTGACAGGTAATTGTCTAAGTAGTAGGTACTGCAATACAGACCGGCAAAATATCCAGCCTGTTCCAGCGTGTTCAAAAATGCATCTACTATTGCAGAGCAAGAAGCTTTGCCTAATGCAAATTGTTTTTCGTTCTCCAAATCCATATAAACCGGATACTCAAACGATTTACCTTTAATGGTCTGCAAAAACACCTGTGCCTCACGTCTTGCCTCGTCTGCCGACATTGCGTAACTAAACCAGTACGCACCGCAGGGGATACTCAGACGCTTACAAGCGGCATAGTTACGGTTAAATTGTGTATCAACTTGGTTTGCCTCTTTGCCGTATCCAGCCCGTAAAATCGCAAAATCAACCAGCCCGGACGCTTTTGCAGTGTCCCAGTCAATCTTGTTTTGACAGTATGACACATCGATGCCTTTTAAAATACTTGTTGTTTCGGTTGTCTTTTTGATGCCAAAATACTTGTAAAAATCCTCTGTAACTGTGCCGTTCCCTTTGACCTCGTCACCGAGCCAACGGTATCCTGTGCGGACATCCAGATGCGTGTACTGGTAAGATGTCGTGATGTTAGCAATACCACCGAAACCTAAGTCTTGAGCCTTACAGCATACCGTTTTGCTGCTGATGGGCTGCCCGTCCTGCCCATAACAGCAGACATCCGCAGCAGTGCCTTTGGTATGCTGACCGCTGCTTGTGCCTCCAACCGTCTTGTCATGCTCTGGGCAGCGGTATCCACTTGTCACAATGATTTTGCTACAGTTAAGAGCAGTATAAAGCTGCTCTAACTTGTCTATTAGACCGCTGTCTATCAAAATATCGTGCAATTTACCGCACTGGCACTTAAACTCCTGCACGTTAAAATGTGCTGACAGCTGGGTTTTGTCGTCAAATTGATACGTTGACATGGTTAACACACTCCTTTTTATTCGATATTGGTTAAGATACACAAAACAAATATATTATTTTTGTGCATCTATACAAATTCAAGAAAATATACGCCAAATTGGCATAAACCTATTGACAAATATGCCAAATAGGTGTATACTATAATTACAGCAAGGGCGAGAGCCCAAAAGAAAAGAAAACGGAGGAAATTTAAAATGAACAACACGGAAAGAATCAACGAACTGCATGCAAAAATCAGACAGGAACTCACCAACAAAGAAGCTTTGATTGATAGCAGAGAATACTTGGAATTTAAGGATGCTGACACAACAGAGGTTGAGGCAGAGCTTGCGGAAACAAGAGCCAACATTAAGGCAATGCGGGAAGAACTCAGAGCCTTGCTGGACGCCGAATCTGCAGAAGAAAAAGAAAAAGAGTTGCAGGCAAAAATTAAACAGAAATTTGAGGCTAAGCAACCGCTACTCAGAGAGCAAGCACGCCTTTGTCTCAACAGCAAGGACACTGCAGAGGTCGACGGCAAAATTGCAGAAATAGAATCAAGCGTCAACGAGATGCATTCTGAATTAAACGCTCTCCGGTGTGCAGAATTTGCAATCGAATGTGCAGAAAAATCAGAAGCCGATGATGAAGAAGAAAAAGATTTAGGCAAGAGAATCAAAAATCTGCAATTGCGGTTAAGAATTGCATACAGCCAGCGAGACCGCTATGTCTTTCACGGCTCAACATCAAAAGCAAAACAAGCTGAAATTGAGGCTGACCTCACAAAAGGGGAAGAAGAAATTGCCATGATTAAAGCAAAGTTAAAATCCCTTGGTGCAGAGCCGGAAGAATGGAATGCACTTGACATTTTTGATATTCCATCGTCGGATTTCGGAGCCGTTGCAGAAGAAGAGGTTAAAATTTACATTGACTTTGATGTATTTGCACAGCAGTACAACGCCGCAAAAAGTTGTGATAATAGCGACAAATTTATTATAAGACCGTGGGAAGACTGGATGAATCCTGCTGCAACACGTGCGTCAGTTGTTGATTTGCTGTCATATATATACAACGTAAGCAAAAACGGATTTAACGAGATTGCTAAGCAGTACAAGTCCCTTAGAGAGCTGTCTGACAAGTTTAATATACCGTACAGCACCGTCCAAAAGTGGGGGGCGGGAAAAGCAACACCGCCGGAATACCTGTTGACGATGATGGCATATGTTACAATTATCGGGTAACAGATTTGTACAAATACACAAAAACCGCCGAAAAGTATTGACAAAGTGCATATAAGCGGTATAATAAAGGCATAGCAAGACAACTTGCTTATGTCCTCCTTGCAAAAGGAGTGTTGGATTTAAATCATTATTTTTAGTATGTGCTATAGGTAAGTAGCCGTTATGTCGCTACAAGCAAATGGCGTGTCGCTCCCCGTTGCAGGGGAGCGTGTCTTTTTAAACCAACAATACAGGAGGGCTAAACATGAGTAAAAAACCAACAAGAGTATTTTGGATTGTAAGGTATCGGCTATGGGGTGCGGACGGAGAATCATATATGTGGTTTGACCACAAAGAAGACGCAGAAAAGTTTGCAGCCCGTGACTTTTACGACAAGCCATACCATAAAGTATATCCAAAAGAAGAGGGCGATTTACAAGCTATTCGGCTTAATGCTCTTGGTCTTTTAAATAACCCGTGGGGAGATTAAAAACTAATACTTAAATTGGACGGTTCGCCCAGCAGTAATTTAAACTGCTGGGCGTTTTTTTATTTTGATAATTCTTTTATAATTTCTTTTTCTCGGTCGCTGAGTTCAAAACGTTCCGCCCGTTCACGTTCCACCTGTTCTCGCTCTGCCCGTTCACGTTCTGCGGCACACTGCTCGGAAATTAAAAATCCACCGCCAAATATCATCTTTTTCTTTTCTTTTTGGGTATCAAGCTGCGAGACAAAGAAAGATTCTGATTTTGGCACTTTAAACTCAATCCCATATTTTGAGTAAGCGTTAATCCGTGCGGATTGTACAACATAATTTGGGTATGTGTATTTTGGCAACTGTTTTTTAGTCTCTTTCAGTATCGTTTCGGTCGCTTTTCTTACAACCTGATACAATCCCGGAGCGGTTCTGATTCGCAGATTCTGCGGCTCTAAATTGGTCAAAAATGACGTTTTTACATTAGCACCGTTGTCATAAATGATGTTTGCATCCACAACCAACGCTGTACAATCTCTGTCTCTTATGCAATTAAACAAGGTTAAATTTGGAGCAAATAAGAAAAACGGAACATTTTTTGAAATGTAAAAATCTACAATTTTTGACAATATGCTAAATGGTGGATTGTCTACAACTATCGCAGTTTTGTCGTAGTCATAGTTTTCATAATCGCCGCCCGGATAAAAAGGGCGAACGAAATTGTCCCGATTAACCCCGTATTCACTTGCAACCCACTCTGCAACAGCATCGTAAACGACAGGCGGCGTATAGCAATCGTCTGTTGTTTTTTTCGGCTTAAATTTTTCTACAAATTCTTCGTATGTTTTGCTTTTCATTTCTTTTCCTCTTTTTTTTGCAGCAAATCAATTGCTTTTCGGAGTGGTTCGGGGAACTGCACACCCATCAATCCCACGTTTTCGACCATTGAAATCAATTCATTTGCCATGAATGCGATACAAACACCATCTCTTACATAGGACGTATGCAGGACAGCGTCCACCTGCACGGCAACCACAACAAGTGCAAGCGTTGCAACCTTACGGCACAAACCTTTCCAGCCGACTTTAGATTGCAAGCCGCCTGATTCTGTTTTCGGGGACTTCTTAAAAATCCCTGCACAAGCTAACCCCATCAGGTAATCAATCGCCATAAAAATCAGCAAGGCTCTGATTGCTGCATCCCAGCCGCCAAACAACCCGGCAATCAGACCGCCGACTGTTCCGGCTGCTGCACAAATCCATTCTTTCATTCAGCCGCCTCCTCTTCACTGACATCAGGTTCTTCTTCCGTTTCTTCCGCCGGCGGCTCTCCGTCCGGCGTAATCGTAACCGGCACGTCTTCCAAATCTTTGCCACCATCTAAAAACTCCTGCAATGACATCAAGACGCTATCATCATCGCCAAGTTGCATGTCAGGCTGATAATCCGCATATTTTATGTACATGTTTATCCCTCCTTTGTAAGACCAGACACTGTCCAACCATTTGCAACCAATGTTGCAACAGCGTCATCGGATGCAGCCGTTCTTTTCATTCCGGTTGCTGTAAACGCGCCTGATTTGACGCCACTTGCGGCAAAATTTATCAAATTTGCGTCCATATCGGCTGACGTGATAGATGTTTTTGATACAGCAAATGTTTTTGGGTATTTTGTCCCAGAGTAAACGCCTGTAATATTTGAGCAGTAGCCTAAGTTAAGCACGCTTGCAATCTTACTGCCTAAATCAGATAAATCTCCTGTAATGTTTCGGCAGCCTTTTAAACTTAACCAATTTGTAATCTTACCGCCTAAATCAGACAAATCTCCTGTGATGTTTGGGCAGTTGTCTAAACTTAACCAATTTGCAATCTTACCACCTAAATCAGACAAATCTCCTGTAATGTTTGGGCAGCTGCTTAAGTTTAGCGAGCTTGCAATCTTACCACCTAAATCAGACAAATCTCCTGTAATGTTTGGGCAGCTTTCTAAACTGAGCACGCTTGCAATCTTACCGCCTAAGTCTGATAAATCCATCTTGTTTGTAGTATCATTTTTGATTGTAAGGCTTTCGATGGTATCACATTCCAGCGTAACCAGCCCATTGTCTGATTTTACGTCAAACGTGCAGTTACCCCCTTGCACTTGCTGCCCACCATACTGCCACACAACATTTGTACCAGTTGCGGTTGCAGTAAATGTACCTTTCCCATGCCGGAATTGGATGGTTTTCCGGTTTAGCTGTGCAATACTTGCATTCAGTGGTGCAATTGCGTTGCTGAGTGTTTCATCCGTCACGCTTCCACTTAGCCGTTCAACGATTCTTTCCAAAAATTCTTGCACTCGTGTGAGAGGCTTTGGCATCGGCACATCATCCCCGGCTGCTTTTGCTAAAAACTGCTCGTCACGTGTTAGCGGTTTTTTACTCATTGTCCGACGCCTCCTCTGGTACATAGCTGTCAATTGCGTCATTAATTTCCGACAAATCGGATTCCGTGAGTACGCCTTTTTCCTGCCACCCGGCAGCATTTAAAATGATTTGATAATTTGCCATTTTCCCGATTGCGTCCAAAAAGCCTTTTTTTACAAAATCTCTCAAACTAAACATTATACATTGCCCCCTGTTGATAAAATTGCGGTTGTAGCGGCCGGCTGCGGTAAAACTTGCTGCCCATTTACAAATACCATGCCATTATTGGCATTCGTGTAAGGGAAATTACTTTCGTTACTCTGTGTAATCCGAACCATACTATTTGCCCCAGAATAAATGCCTTTTGTAGTACTATTGGTACAGCTGTAAATTTTTGCGTCACCTTGTCCGGTTACATAAACAGCATACTGTGCATTGCCTTTAAATTCCGTACCAGAACAGCAAATGTTCGATATATCAGAGACACCAACTGCATTTTTAGAGTTGGCATTCACCACACAATCAGAAATCCGAACCGTTCCATTATACTGTGCAAGGATTGCGGTTGTGGATGTGTTTGCAGTATCGCTGTCGGTGTTGTCAATGGTGACTTTGGATAGATGCAAAAATCCATTTTCACAGACAAAATTCCCTTGAATGGTTGTTGTCGCTGCGGCATTGCCATAAATCCGAACATCTCGACCAAGCAGGGTTAATGTTTTGTCTGGAATGGGATAAGTTCCAGCTGCCAGATAAATCACGGCTTTTTTTGCGTACTGTGTGAACTGTAAAGCCCCGCTGAGTGTCTGCATGGCTTTTGCTGCGGTGCTGCCATTTTGTGCGTCTGAACCTGCAGCGGCATTAACGTAAACTATTTTAGTGCTGCAAGCATCATCAAAATTGGAATGCAGTACAGTCAACTCGCCAATGACATTTTGTAAAGCTTGAATGTGCTGCAAATCGGCTGGCGAAAGGCTGTTTAAAACTGCCATGTTGTTGTGAGAATGATGTGTGTTTTTGATTACGTTCCATTTTTTAGCGTCAATATCATCAAGTACGCTCTTGTTATCGTGCGTATGTGCAGAGGCCTTTAGCGTATCCACATCCGGCGACAAATCCAGTACAAACAGCCCATCCGTTACAATATCCAGTGCATTGTGAGATACGGTGCTGATAGACGGCAATATCTGCCACGTTTGCTTGCCATATACAGTTACCAGTTTGGCGGTGCAATACATTGCATGTGCATTGCCATCCCATCCGGGTGTATAATCACCCCACAGTGTAGCCTCTGCGTTTGTGCCGTTTTTGACGGACGCTGTGGTTGTGCCGTTTTTGTCAGTGATTGTGATTGTTGCCCCGGTATCTGTTTCAGTGACGGTTGCTGTAGGAGAGTAACCGTCTGTACCGTTTTTCCCGTCAACCCCGTTTGTTCCGTCTTTTCCGTTTACGCCGTCCTTGCCGGGTGTTCCGGCGTCGCCTTTTTCTCCTTTTTCGCCACGTTCTCCCTTTTCACCGGGTGTTCCAGGCTCGCCCTGGTCACCTTTTTCACCTTTTGCTCCGGTCTTTCCTTGCTTTCCAGGGTCACCTTTTTCCCCAGTTTCTCCCTTGTCGCCTTTATCTCCCTTTGCAGGCTGCTCGGAATCCTGATAAACACCCGTTGCAGCGTCGTACAACCACCACGTGCCGTTCTGGATAATCGGAGCTTTCGCAATCAATTGCTCTGCTTGTGAGAGGATGGACTGCATCTCACGCAACGCCTTGTCAATCGCATCAATTCCGCCCTTGTATTGCTCCAAGATGGAATTGCGGACGACCATCGGGGTCATCTCATACTTAATGACAACCGTATCATCCTTTTGACCAACAATTTCCGGCAGAAGTTCGCCGGGAACTGCCGTAAAATCCTCGGTAATTGCCCACGTCAGAATGATTTGGTTTTCAGTCGTTTCTTTTTCAAGGTTCTGCATGACAAGTCCACCGCCACTGTTGACGGCTCGTAGCGTAAACAGGCAATCAGATAAATCAGTCTGGTGGTAGTACCGGTCAATGGCAATTTGGATTTTATCGGCGTTTTTTTCGCCGGCACTGAGCAGATGCTTGATGTTTGCCGTGTCGATGTATTTTTGATTTGCTGTTAGCATGGTATCATCTCCCTTACAAGTTATTGATAGCATCCCAGAGGGCATTGATTGCGTTTTTAAATTCTTCGTTTTCAACTTTGTTATCTTCTAAATTTTGTATATCTGATACATTCTTGTCAGCATAATTCCAAGCTTCGTCTGCTTTCGCTAAAGCAATTTTTTTAGCACTTGCTGCCACAATGTCCGCATGACGTTTCGATGCATTTTCGGAATTAAATGCCAACGACCGCTTTGCAGCCTGTGCCAGCACTCTGGTGTCCTTCCCGGTGCAGGAAAACTCCCATCCGCCACGAAACTTCCAGGTCATGTTTGTAATGGTGCTTTCCGCCCATTTTCCAGGCTGATATTCGATTTCAATTCGCTGCCCCAACTTGGGGAAGTGGTCAATGTCATCAAATTTCAGATAGCATTTTAATTGAAACGGTTTCAGCAACACATTATGAAACAGATAATTTGCTGCTGCTTCCACAATCGGATATTCGTTTTTGTCGTTTGTGTCCGGAAAGTCTTCTTGATAATTCAAAACCGTTTCCATTCTTCTTCCATCAAAAAAGCAATTGCTGGACAGGTCGATTTCCGCATTTCCCAGCATTGGCTTGTATTCCCTTGCATTTGTCCATCCAGTATCATCATAGGTTTTAAAATAGACCTTTTGAATATAGATGTTATACGATGCCACATCACAGCTATCTCTTGCAATGGAAGAAAACGGAACACGTATTTTGTCTTTAAAAAAGCCAAATGGGACAAGAGAAAAAGGTACTTGTGAATCATTGTTCTGATACTGGTCATTTCGCATACAAACAAAGGAACAAGCCGGCTTTGCAAGGGCAGAGATATAATCAATCGCACTGTATCGGGTATTTCTGGATTCTCCCTCTTCTGATTTTCTCATCAGTGTATAACCGCTGTAGGAATTTCCCAGTTTTGGATTATCATTCGGGATAGAATTGATATGTTCATAAGCAAGTGGCTTTTCTGCAATCATATTTTGCAGAATGTCATTCGTCCATGTGACAATATCCGTTACAATTTCATGCAGAGGATAAACACCACCGTCACCGCCGCCCTCATAACCTTCCAGTTTATCCCTCAGTTTTTTGGATACTTCGCTTTCATCGTCATCAACTTTTCCAGAACCGGACGAAATGGAATTGTTATTTAGCCATACCAAGGCATCCGATGCCCGAAGCGTGTACAGCGTTTTTTTACGGGATACAGATGTCACCCAGAACATTCCACGGAAAATCCAATCTGACGGCTTAGGCTCTTTTTGATAGCAGCTGTACAGAATGATTTTTGCACCATACAAGTTATATGCATTGATGCCGTCTTGCTCTAAGTGCAGCTGAATGGATAGTTCTGCCGGGCGGACACTGCCAAGGGAAAAGGTGCTGCTGTCACAGGCAGAGGATTTGATGGAACAGCTATTCCGGATAATATCAGAATCGGTAAAAGCAATGTCCGTTGTATATTCGGCATAATCACCATTATCCAGATAGCAGGGAACAGAGAGAATGCCCTTTACATGCTCGTAAATCACCATGGTTTACACCTCCTCTAGGCTGACAGAAATATAATAGATACCAGTTTGATTTTCACTTTTTTGCAATTCTTGCAACTCATAAAAATATCCGTTATTTGTATCATACTCCAGCGTTTGATATAAAAACGGATTATTGTAATAATGCGGATTTTTTGAGATTGTTTGCACTTGAATGTCGGATGTTTTCCGAAACATACCAAACTGTTCTGCTGCATCAGTTGGGGATTGGTACAGCATCAAAATTTCCGATTGCTGGAAAAATTCCGTTAAGATGTTTAGCGTGTCGAGGTTACACTCTAACTCCAAATCGATTTTACGCTTGCCAACTCGAACCGGATATTGGATAGTGTGTCCAGTTTCGTTTTCATAGGTGTTTGTGATTTCCGAATAAGATACATCAAATTTTGTGAATTGGTGAATCAAATAGTTATGATACTCTGTTGTCCAAACACGGAGTTCTGTGTCGCTGTCTTTGTTTGCACGGTACATCCTGCCAGTACTTAAATCATAGCAAAAAACAGGCGTTCGTAAATCAACAACGCGTCCATCGCTACTTTGATAGTTGCTGACAGTACCATCCACTTTAGTAAAAACTTCTGTGTTTTTTGTTATGATTGCGTTTCCGTTTTCGTGGTCTGCAGGGAGTCCAATGCTTGTAAGCCGGATGCGTGCATCCTCATCCAGTGCCAGGATGTCAACATCTCCGCTCTTAAAAACAATCCCGTTTGATACTCGCTCTATTGTTGTATCCTGTAAGGTTGTTGCCGTTTGCCAGTTAAAATTTGTTGCAATACCGTAAGAGCCGCCGGTAATCAGCTGGATGTAAACCGGGCTTATTTCCTCAATGTAATCTTCTTTCCTGTGCTTCAGCTGTATCACACGCTCCACCCCCCACTGCTTGCATTTGCTCTTGTAATGGCGTTTACAACGACTGTTTCAAGCGTTTCATCGCCGATGCTGACTGGGATAATGATGTCGCGGATACCCTGATTGTTTTGCGTTGGAGTTGGCTGCTGCTGCATATCTGCTGTTTGTATCTGTTGATATGCAGGATTATATGCAGACACTGCAGAGCTGCCCTGATTGGACATAATGCCCAGAGTTTGTGGCACAAGAGCCTGTGCGATCTCAGCGGTAACGCCAACATTCGGCAAAACGTCAGTTGCTGCATTAACGGCAGCTGTAACGCTGTTTTTAGATGCATCTTGCACCGCTGGCGTACTCTTTTGCAAGCCTGCTGCTGTACCTAAGCCTAACATATAACCGACCTCGTCACGCATAATGTGTGACGGAGAATAAATCGCACCGGCTGCTTTTGCCGCATCAATTGCAGCAGTAACGCCATTGATAGCGGACGTTGCAATTGCTATTGCTGCTGCATCAATACCATCCGCAATGCCCAATCCTAAATAATAACCTGTATCGCTGCAAGTACTATACATGTCATTTTGGACGTTTGCCATCGCACTGTTGATAATTGATTTTTCTGCCTCTTCGAGGGCAGACCCGCCTTTTTCCGCTCCGGCTGCCATGTCGGACGTAAAGTTTACGCCTAAGGAATCTGCAATCTTTTTAAGGCTTTCGCCATCGTTTAGACGGTTTTGGATATAAGTGTTTAAAGCAGTGATTTGGTCGTCATGGCTCATCCCAGCTGCTGCAATGGTATCGACAAAATTTGTTCCGATTTTTGTGGCGTGCTCGCCTGTGGACGCTTCCGCCTCCACGATTGCTTGATTCCACAAATAAAGTGCATTTTGTAGTTGCTCGTCTGATACCAATTCCGGACTTTTTTTCTGCGTTTCCAGCAGTGTTTCGTATTGGCTTTGGAAGTCAGATACCTGTTGCTTTAGTTCTTCTCGTGTACCCGTGGACGCAGTGACGAAATCGGATGATAACTTTGCAAAATCCTCGCCGACCTTGTCAAAATCTTCGTTTAACAAGTCCTCTTGCATCCCCTTATATCGGGAGATATATGCAAGAGATGTTTCCAATTCGGCATTGTTTTTTGCCCGTGCTTCGGTGGTTTCGTCAATTTTTTGGTTATATCCGTCAAGCTGCGATTTCAATTCCTCGACTCTTTTGGCAACGCTTGCATCAACAATAATATCGCCGTTTTTGTCTGTACCAAGCGAGTGATTTTTATAAATCTCATCCAACTCTTTTCGCACATTTCCGGCTTGTCTACTGGTTTCCTCGAGGCTTTTTGCATACTCCGTCTCGTTGTCCAAAAGCTGTTGCTGACTGCCTAATGCCTCTTGATAACCTTGCTCTGCAACACTTAACAGGTTTTGTGCGTGCTGCTTTTCGATGACCTTGTCAATGCTGCTTGAGATTTGGTCATAAGATGCTACAACCTCGCCGTTTTTTTGGATAACTCCGTCAGACACCGTCAACCCTGTATCTGCGTACTGGTTAAGCTGGTCGATGATGTCAGATACTTTTTGCTCTGCTCCAGCTTTGATTGTACCGTCCGCGTTGATTAACTCGCCTAAAGAGTCTTTGAGTTTTACAACACTCTCATAATCAAACGACTCTGTTGTAAAATTGCTGTCCATGTTTTTTTTGATGTTGTCCCAAGAGTCGGCAAACTCGTTGGTTGCATCAATAGATTTTTGCAGCTCTGCAGGGATTTCGGCGGCTTTGTCCGTGATGCCTTGTAAATATGCCTGATGTTTGCTTGACATGCTCCGCAGTGCTGTTTCCAGCCCCACAAGGGCACTCACTCCAATTGCAATCCAGCCAAGCGGATTAGATGTGTTTAACGCCTTAAACGCTGTTTTGATTGTTTTTGCGGTCGTAACCGCAGAACTACCAAAATCCGTGATTTTTTTAACTGCAAACGCTGCCGCAATCGCTGCTGCAATTGGCTTTGCGTGTTCTACGATTTCGCCCAGATGTTCCGACACATAGTCAATTGCTTTTTCGATTTTTGGCATGTACTTTTGTGCAATCGGCAAAACAACTTCCGTTTCGACCTGACGTTTCAGCTTTTCAAATTGGCTGCCCAAATCATCAAACTGCAGGTCAGATAGCTGATTCATTGCATCCGATGTAGTGGAGATTTCGCCCTGTGTATTCATCAGGGCTTGCACAGCACTTTCGCCGATGTCTTCCCACTGTGTTCCCATCAACGTCTGACCCAGCACATAGCGGTCTTGCTCGTTCTCCACCTGCGACAATGCCGTCATGATTCCTTGGATTGCTTCCTGTGCATCAGAGCCGCCAGCAGCGAGTTTTCCCTTGATTTCGTCCAGATTAAATCCCAGCGTTTGCAGTGCCTTGTCTGCCGTGCCGTCATTTAAGCGGATGTTCATTTCTTTCACTGCATCGCCCAGCTTATCGACCGACCACGTACCGTTTTGTACGCCATTTGCAAGCATATTAAACATATCCTCAGCGGAATAGCCCAGATTTGCAAACTGCACGGAATACTCGTTTAACGTGTCCAGCATGTCACCATTTTGGTCAAGTCCCTTTTGTGCACCCTGTGCAATCAGCGTGTAAGCCTCGTCTGCAGTAATACCAAACGTGCTCATCAGCTGCGTGGCAGCCTGCAGGGAGTCGTTGACCTCATATCCAAACGCATTTTGCAGGGTGTATGCGTCTTCTGTCGCCTTTTGCAGTTCTTCTCCGACAAGCCCCGTCCGCTTGTACACCTCTGCCACGCTGGCGGCTGCATCTTCCATGGATTCCCCGAAATTGTCCGCATACACGTTGGACGCAATGCCCTGCAGATTTTCCAGTTCCTGCCCGGCTGCTCCTGTAGAGATTGCCACCTGATTCATGGCTTTCTCGTAAGAAACGCCCACTTCTGTGATTTCTTTCGCCCCGTATGCCAGACCAGCGGCAGCAAGGGCGTTTTGCAGTTTCTTAGAAAATTGATCTACAGAAGTATTGGCTGCTTCAAGGCTTTTTTCCACATTCTGTGGAATCCCATCGAAAGATTGTGTTGCAATTTCTCCCACATTTTGCAGTTCCGCTTCCACCTTGTCTGCAAAGTCGGAAACAGTTCTTTCTGCTGCTTGGAAAGATGTGGAACTTTCTTTTACTTCCGCCCATGCTTTTTTCATCGCATCCGAAGCAGTCATTCCGGCTTCTTTGTATGTTGCTGCTAACTTTGCAACCTGAGACTTTATGCTGCTAAATGATTGTTCGGTTTCTTTTTCTGCTGCAGTGGCAGCACCTGAAATGGATTCTTCCATTTTTGACAAATCTTTTTCCAAATTATCTGTATTGATTCGGGAATCAAATGCAATCGTTCCATCATTTGCCATTTCCACCACCTCCTCTTATCCAAATAAATTTCCTACTTCTGCCGCTGTCATTGGCGGTCGTGGAATTGCAACTGCTCGCTGGATTTTTGCAAGTCTTGCCCGCTCTTTTTTGTCTTTGATTGCCCCTAAGTTGACGCTCCGGTATGCAATCCGCTGCTTTGTGCTGCTGTCCTCCGGCATTCCCTCAAACAGTGCATTAAACGCAAACCAATGCAGCTGTGCAGTCTGCAAATTGATTTGATAAAACCGCAAAAAATCGGCGAACAAATACGGGCTATCGTGCAAATAGGAAAAAACAGGTGCGGATGTGCCTGTACCTTTTGCTTTTGGCAACGACTTACATGCTGCAAATTCTTGCAACGCCTGATAGGCTGCAATCATATTATCCGGTCGCTCTATGTACCAATTCATGGATATGTGGACTTTTTCAACATCCGTCAAACTTTTGTCCTCATGTAACAAAAAAAAC